GAAGGAGATTGTGATGACGGATAAGAGGAGTAACAAATGATTAAAGAAATATGCTGTTCGGTTTGTGGTACGCCTGCCACCGTTTCGATACCAATTTCAGGTGAGTTTTTCTCAACCCTGTCTCAACGTGGTATATGTTTTGATGTTAAGATTCGTTGTTCTCATTGCCAACATTCTTTCGCTGTGGCTCTTGATGATGCCTTGCTTTTTAAGGTGACAGGTCTTAAAGATACTCATGAGGATGCTTATGTTGTATGCAAGTTGCTTAAGGAAGTAGCAGAACCACAACCTAAGTGTTGCCCACGCTGTAAGCAACAAGGCAAGGATTGGGAAGGGTCGGACCCGAAGTGTGCTTTCTCTAATGGTGTCTTTACTAGGGATAATTGGAACTGTGCTACTGCTAGTGCCTTGCGTGGTTTGGTAAACGTGGCATCTGATAGTAATGGGTGGAAATGCAGAGATGATTTGGCTGCTGGGTCGTTTGGTGTGTTGAGGGTTCCTAGTGCTGCTGAGGATGTGGTAAAGGGTTATGTTGTTATGTCCTGGTATAAGAATAGGGGATGCACTGGGCAGATTTGGGTTATGGAGGATGATAACCCTCCGCATCCCATTACCTTGGAAGAAGCAGAAGCAATACTCAAAAGCTATGAAGCACTTCAGAAGGTAGCAAATGAAGGCACTAAGTGATATTAACATAAGACCAGTAACTAATGTTAGTTTTGAGGGCATCGTTTTTGAGGATAATAAAGTAACAGGCACAATGCTAGTGCAACCCGCTTGGGAGTTTGCATTCACTATTCGTGAATCATTCCCAATCGCAAAGCGTGTCACTACATTGCTAGATGCAGCCAAGCGTTTTGCAACCAGATACGATTTAGCAAGGTTGGGTTTAGGAGTATAAACATGGGGATTGATAACGGAAAGCGTTATGGTTCTTTTTGCGTATGTTTTGATAAGGATTGCGATGACTGTAAGTTGTTTCCTTATAGCAGAACGCAGAGGCAAGTGTTGAATGATTTAGCACAGCAGGCAGAAAATAGGCAAGCAGCACGTCGGAGTATACAACCCTTGGTTGGTACGCTTAAGATTGCAAAAGCGGAGGCGTAAGCATAAAAAGGAGAACCTAATGGGACTATATGCTTGTGAGACATGCTTTGAGGAGCATAAACTTGAATACGTTAGTGATACTTGCCCCACTTCTGTGGCAACGTTAGTTAGCGCCCTACGTTTTGACCGGGGGCAGAGCGGTTGCTGTGAGGTGTGCGGATGGTTACGCGGTGACTGGGAGAATAAACGTATCTTTTGGACTCTATCTGTGCGTCGCTCTGATGAGGTTACAGTATCTGGCAGAAGGCAAAACCTGAAAGCACAACTTTCTGCTTGGCGCAAGGAATTAGAACAAAGGAGTAAAAAAGATGAAGCATATATCAGTAAACGATAACGGTACACATCATTGCCCGCTGTGTGGTAGCACATGGCAAGGTAAAGAAATACGCAAGTGGTGGCCTCCTACGTTTAAACTTGCTAAGGAAAAGCATTCTACGTTCTTTAGTCAGCACTCCTATGAGGTATGCAGTGAGCGACCCGGTGTTAAGGTCTTCGCTAGAGTCATACGTATCTGGAAACTCCTCATCATTTTGGGTAAAGAATATAAATCCAAGATGGTCTGCTTAAAAGGTGGGTGGTATCCTGCTGAAGACGTTAAGCAAATGTACCAACATGTTGACCGTGTTAGCAAGGGGATTAAGGACCCTTGCGTGGAACGCTGGAAGCGAGATGATAACCCAGGTTTGCGCTGGGAAGATTAGCAATGAAGAACAATAAAAAGTCTGTATTACTGAACAAAGCCAACGTCCTCGCTGCCGTCCAGCATTACGCCAACACACACCCGTCAGATATAAGCGATCATCTCCTAGCAATTGCCCAAGAAACTATCACAATTCAGCCTACGCTCATCGTAGAACTCGGTGTCCGCTCCGGCGAAAGTACATTCGCTCTTGCCCAAGTAGCACAGTACGTCTCTAGCGCTTTGCTAAGCGTTGATCACGTAAATTGTGATTCTGTGTGCTCTTATTCAGAATGGACCTTTGTACAGGCAGATAGCGTGCAGTTTGCTAAGCGCTTCCCACAATGGTGCCAAGAGTATTGGGGAGCTACACGCTCTTCCGATGAGCGCAACCCCATAGATATCGACGTTTGGATGCTCGATACCTGCCACCAACCAGAGATGACCCGCAGAGAAATACTTGCATGGTTGCCTTTTGTTAGGCAAGGTGGTATAATGATATTTCATGATACCAATAAACCTGATCGTGGCGTGATCCAAGCCATCGAGAAACACCTCCTAGAGGTAGCGCTTGGGACGCTGGACGAGAAGGCCGCTTTCGTTAGAGGTTTCCAAACCTCTACAGGCTATTACGTTGTGAAGCATTACCCGCATAGTTACGGGTTAGCAATTATCCATAGGATTAGCAAAAGGAGCTAAGCGATGAATCAAGCAATTAGTGCATGTGTGGATCAAGTACTGGAAGGCAAAAACCCCAAGCACCTCGCTGGACGCCTCGTCGAAAAGCAACTCGATGAGATTGGTTTGGTGGGGGCAGGAGCAATTGCGCTGGGCGGGTGGACGCTTGGAAAGGTTGCAGAATGGGTAGTCAAGAAGATTCGAGATGCTGGTCGCCTGCCGACGAGACCCAGGGTCAAAGGCCATAAAGAATATGAGCGCCTTGCCAAGAAAGCAGGGCGTGAGGCAGACATTTTTCTAAGGGAACTTAAAGGACTTGCTAAGAAGGGTGGAAGAAGCGACCCCGAATACCAGACTCGCTTGGTGCAGGGGGTGCTGGCGTTGGAAGATGATTATGAGCGGGCCGACCAAGCGTTTTGGGATAAGTATAAGAGTCTTAATATAGATTTGCCGAGTGCTATTGAAGGCAGCAATCTTGAGGATGTTAAGGCTAAGTGGGAAACATTGGGTGTGCTTATGAAATCCCTTAAGAAGAGGTTTAAGGACGTTAAGTTTGGAGACATTTGATGTGTGAACAAAGGGGCGGGTTTCGTGAACAAGATACCGGTAATCGTGAACCGGGTGATGCTTTACGGATAGTTATGCTGCCCCGTGTGCCAGCACTCTACCGTTGTAGTTGCTGCCAGAAGATTGAAGAATATGAGACGCTGGTGGCAGGCTATCAAATAGCACATCCAAACCCGCCAGAGGTAGGATTTCTTGTTTGCCCAAGATGCAAGGTCATCCGCGTGTTTAGGCGGTTGCCTTGCTCAATGATAATAGGGGGTTGAGTATGCAACGAAGCAAGCGTGGGAGAGAGATATCTCGGGATGTGGAGGCAGTTTATGTTTTGGAACCTCATTATAGCAGGTTGCGGTACGAATACGAAAGAGAGGGGTGGGTTAGTGATAATGTGTTTTGGGAGCAACTGAATCGCTCGTTGGATAGGTTGCTTGATCGTATTGCTCCTACGATGGCTCTCTATATGGCTTACCATGCTTTTTACCTCGATGGGGTAGAGCCTCGCAACCATTGGGGGGTGAATGTACATGCTTTTCTTAAGACTTATTATTGGGGGGTCAATTGGGATCGAGACGAGTTTGTGTTTGGGGTTAAGGGTTGGGATTATGAACGTGTATGTCGTGCAGCATTTTGGGAAGAAGCTCTGTATGATGATTGGTATTTTGGTATTTTTGGCGTGCGGATTCCGTTAGGCCGCATCTTTTTGGAGATGAAGCATACAGCGGTGTTGGGAGACGATGGCTTTTATCATGTGCCAAAGGATGTTTCTAAGCGATTGTATGCTGAGCTTAGAAGCTATTTGCAGAAAGCGGAGATTGCTAATAACAAGTTGCATCAGTTCCCCTACTCATTTAGTGCTGAAGCAGCTATTAGGAAATATACTACAGGCCGAGGTTCGGGGGAAGTTAATGCTGGTGATTTGCGTTATGCTAAAGCTATAGATATGCTTAGTCGTGCGTATGGCAAAAGCATCCCTCAGCGTATAATAGCTTTTCATGTGGCAGTTAATACTGTGCATGGAGGTTATGCTGTGGAGACTACAGTAGCAGATGAGATTGGGTTGTCTTATGGTTTGTTGAATCGCTTGTCGAGCATGGGCGTATTGCCTAAAGCGACAGCAAAACGCTTCTTAGAAAGCGTAGGGCTGGCAGTGGATATGATAGTGGAGGGCGTGCTGCCTAGTGTGGTTGCATGCCAGATTGTATAAAGCAAAAGGAGGTACGATTATGGATATACAAGATTTGATGGACGCTGAGCAGGGGGCGTTGATGGAGAGAGTAATCAAGTTCAACCAGACACAACTCAAGCATGTGTCGCTGGTACAGGAATTGACCTGGGAGTTTTGCCAGTTGCTTATGAAGCAAGCAATTGAGCATGACGCTTCCAAGTTTTCAGCAGAGGAGTATGAGGCTTTTCTTAACTCCCAAGAGTCATTGGCTAAAGCTAAAAGCGGGACGGATGAGGACTACCAGAAGCATTTTAAGTCGGATGCAATTCAGCACCATGTTCTCAATAATCCGCATCACCCAGAGTATTGGGATGCTAAGGAGCAGGAGATGCCGTTGGAGTGTGTTATCTCTATGTTCTTCGACTGGTTGGCGAGGACAATCCAGAAAGGTGGGAATCTGGAAGACTTTTGGGAGTACAACTTGGCTAAGTTGGAGAAGCAACCACGGGCTAAGGCAGTGGTTGAGTTGTTGCGGAAGTATTGTGGTGTTTTGGTTGCAGGGGTTAAAATAGGGTGCTATAAGCATACATTGGGTAGTGTTACTGCAAAGACAGATATGGATTGTGGTGCGCGGCATCCAGAAGCGTTCCAGGCAGGTGTGGATTCATTTGCGGTAGGACTTAAGGTAGAACATAATCCTTTTACTGATTGTGATTGTCCTGAGCATGTTGCCTGGGATGCTGGGTATGCTATGGTGGCTTCTCGGTCAACTCCTGCGGATTTGGTTGTGGGACAATCTCTTCTGCCGGATTTAGTAACGGTTGCTTTTACTTGTGGTTTCAATTCATTTAATCAAGGTATTAGCAGGGGTACTAATCCGTATACCGAGGATGCGTTGCGCAGAGAGTGGTATAGTGGTTTTGATGCTGCTAGTGCTGCTTATCGAGTTGGCCTTGCGAATTTGCAGGATAAGCAAGATGCTACCAGCAACTCTGCTGTTGATGTTGCTAAGGTGTGTAAGCCAACGCAGGGGCAACAAGCAGATAAGGCAAACGAGGATAAGCAATGCTAACCCCATATCATACTGACAATTTTGGTGACATCTACAACGGGCATGTGCTTGAGGTGCTCCGGCGGTTGCCGGATGCTTCGGTGCAGTGTTGTGTAACTTCTCCACCCTACTGGTCGCTTAGAGACTACGGCACGCCACCCCTCGTTTGGGGCGGGTCGCCGGATTGTGAGCATATGTGGGGACGAGAAGACTCCACCTGCTTTTGCGGGGCGTGGTTGGGCAGTTTGGGTTTGGAACCAACGCCGGACCTTTATATCGAGCATCTAACAGAAATCTTTAGTGAGGTTAAGCGAGTGTTGCGGGACGATGGGACGCTGTGGCTTAACCTTGGAGACTCGTTTTACGGAGGTAAGGGGCGAAGTTCTTGTCGTTATAGTAGTACACACTTTGACAGGAAGACATTGAACAAAAAACACCATTCCTTTTTCAAGGAATATGGGGATATTCGTCCATCTGATCGGCCTCATGCTATTTTGAAGCCAAAGGACCTCGTTGGCATTCCGTGGCGTGTTGCTTTTGCTCTTCAGGCGGATGGGTGGTATCTTAGACAAGATATCATCTGGAGCAAGAATGCTATGCCGGAATCGGTTAAGGATCGTCCAACAAGAGCACACGAATACATCTTTCTGCTGGCGAAGTCTCGCAAGTATTATTATGACAAGGATGCTATTGCGGAGCCATCCAAGCATCCCAACGACCTCAACAGAGGCAATAAGCGTAAGCGAAAGCCAACTGCTGTGATATCCGGCATCCGCAAGGGTGGGGTCTACCCAACTAGAAATAAGAGGTCCGTTTGGCAAGTCTCAACGGCTAAGTTTAAGGATGCTCATTTTGCTGTGTTTCCAGAAAAACTTATTACCCCTTGCATTCTTGCAGGGAGCAGAGAAGGGGACACAGTTTTGGACCCATTCTTCGGTGCGGGAACTACGGGGGTTGTATGTGGAAGGTATGCTCGCAAATATTTAGGCATTGAACTAAGCACAGAATATTGTAAAATGGCTATAGCAAGAATTCGTGATAAATGCACGACGCTGTGGAGTAACCTATGAGTAGATTAGTTGTTTGTGCTGGGATGTATCGGTCAGGTAGCACTTGGCTTTATAACACGGTACGCTTGGCGTTGCTTAAGGCAGGCTTTTCGGTTTATGCTGATACTGAATCTAAGTATGATGCTAAGGGTGAAGCTGATTGGCATGTGGTGAAGACGCATGTTTTTCGTGAGGACTTGCGGAAGAAGGCAGGCTTGGTTATTATGACTAAGCGAGACCTTCGGGATGTTGCTGCTTCTGCTATACGAGTGGGAAAGATTAAGCATAAGGATATTATTCCTTTTCTCAATACTACGGTGGCAAGGTATGATCAGTGGCGTAGGTTTGCTAGTCTGACTCTTGCTTACGAAGATATCCATAAGGATAAGATCGAGGCTACCAGTGCTGTTATGCAACATCTTGGGTTGGCGGTGAGGGGGAATGCTAAGGTTAGGATTTTGACATCATTGTTGCGGACCCCCAAATCCAAGTTGGCAGTGGAGGGTAGCGCTAAGGTTAAAGGTGTGTGTATAACTGGTCTTTGTTTAGCCACTGCGGTGAGCAAAGCGGTGGAAGCTTTAAAACCTCCACCGAAAACCGCCAGCACTTATGACCCCATTACGCTTTTGACTCCAGGGCATATTACCGATGGTGGTGTTGGGACTTACCTAAAGACTCTTACCAAGAAGCAAGCCAATGATATCTGCTGTGCTTTTAGCGATTGGTTAGATACGTATTATGTAACTGTTGATACAGATATTATTCCTTGTGCTTCTTGTTGTCAAGCAATGTGTCAGGTGCAGGAGCAGTAGATGGATTACATAAATAACATGAAGGTTGAAAAACTTAATGCTTACTCTGTTAGTTCGTTGGAAGCATTGTTTACGCTTTACGATTTATCAGAGGATATTGTTACCAGGCACATCCCAGGCGACATCGTAGAGTGTGGAGTTAGAGACGGCGGGTCGGCTGCTGTTCTTTCCTTGCCGGTTGCAAAAAGCGATAGGCAACTCTGGCTTTACGACTCCTTTCAAGGGTTACCGATGCCTACCTTCCAAGATACCCCTGAAGCATATGCTTATGCTGGTAAAGCAATAGGCAGCAAAAAGAGAGTTATGGAAGCGCTGGCTATTGCAGAGTTCCCAGTGGAGCGTGTAGTCATTCGAGAAGGGTGGTTTAAGGACTCATTTGAGGACGTTTTGCCTAAGCGGGTAGCTTTGCTTCATGTGGACTGCGATTGGTACGAGAGTGTGCTTAATACCCTCTTTACGTTTTACCCTTTAGTTCATCAAGGGGGCATAATCGTTATAGATGATTTTGGGCATTGGGAGGGGGCAAGGCGGGCTTTCTACGATTTCGTCCACCAGATTGCTGAGCGCCCTCTGGTGGAGCGCTTTGGGCATAGTCGGCTTTATTGGGTTAAAGGCAAGCAGCATAACCGGGAGCAATTGGGAGGACCACCACTATGCAAACCAGCGTAACTCGTTGTGTTCCATTCTTTAGTGGAAATTCACACGGTGCAATGGGGCTTAGCGCCTACATCCTAAAGCCTACTGTTGTAAGTCGCTGGCTGCCAGCGGGTAGCAAGGTCGCTTGGATTTATAGGAGTAAGAAATGAGCTTAAAACGGGATATTGAAGCGATATACGTGTTGGAGCCGTGGTACTCGAAATTGCGTTATGAACTGAAGCATGAGGGTTGGGTGCAGGATAATGTTTTCTGGGAGCAATTAAAGCATTCGCTGGAGCGATTAACGAAGAGGGTTATTCCACCCTTAGCGGAGAGTTTAGCGACGTATGCTATAGGTGCGTTGGTCGAGGATTTTGATTTAGATGCTTATACACTGAATTTATTGGGTGGGTTGGATTTGATTTGGAAGGGTAAACGGGTATTTTTTGATCCTGATGTATATGGTTGGGGTGAGCAACCCGTGTCGCTTTTTTATAGAAAGGTTATTGATAACTGGGATCGCGTAGAACGTTTGCAGTCACCGTTATTTTTGTATCCTGTTGTGGCATTGTTTAAGCGATTGAAGCCAGATGTTATACAACGTAGAGACGGAAAGTTGGTTTGGTATCTTGGTGCGAAGTTTTTAGCGGAATTTACTGCTATAATTAGGCGTGGTTTAGTAAGTGTGCAAGATCGTTGTAAGTTTAGTGCATCTAGTCAGGTTCGGTGGTATAAAGGTATTTCGATGCCGAAGTATTTGCTGGATGCGGGTGTACGGTTGCTTGTTGCTGCGGATAGGTTGAAAGCAAGTTATCGAGATCGTATCCCAAGTCGTATTTTAGCAGTTAATGTAGCTTTGAATACAGTACATACGGATGAAACTCTTTCCGTAGCAGATTTATTATGGAATATAGATAAGGATATTCTTGGCCGTTGGAGCAAGATGGGCGTCCAGTCAAAAGCAACGGCAAAACGCTACTTAGAGTCATTGAGTGTTCGTGGGGCGATAGACCAACTTTTAGAAGGACAAAGTTTGCGGACCGCGGTGTGCGGTCTGCTGGTGTAGCAAAGGAGTTATGATGAACAAAGATAAGTGGTTGACGGTTATATGCGGGCCAATGAAAAGCGGAAAAACTAATATGCTGGTGGCTCGGTTGAATGGGTTGCTGAGGAGGAAGATGCGAGTTGGCTATTTTCAGATAGCAACATTCGTAAAGGAGAAGACATTGCTGGAGAAGGGGGTGCGGTCGTGGGATGGTATGGTGCTGGAAACTAATCATGCTTTTCTGGTCCCACCAACCTTCAACTTCTTGGATCGTTGGGTGCGGGATGATTATGATGTGTTTGCTATTGATGAGGTGCAGTTTTTAGATGAGCAGCGGGCAGTGGGGGTGCTAACGCTTAGCGAGCAGTATGGCAAGCGTGTGTTTGTCTCTGGTTTTGATGTGACCTTCAACGGCAAACCTGCTGAGAATCTTCCCTGGTTAGCGATGTATGCTGATGAGGTGCTTAAAGCACGGCAAGGGGAATGTGAGTTGTGCGGTGCCGTGGCTCGTTACTCGTATAGGTTGTCTGGGGGCACTGAGTTGGTTGCTGAGGTCGAGAAAGGGGCAGAGTATGCTCCTATGTGTCGTAGTTGCTATCATGCTGTAGTGGACAAACAAGGTTATGTTGGTTCACTAGAGGGAAAGGAAGCATAATGATTTATGTAGAGGGTTGCATTGGTGTTGGTAAGAGTACATTTATCAAACCGTTTGCTGAGTATCTGAATGCTAAGATTAAGACGGTTGTTCCGACTGCTAAACCCAATAAGGTTTATGCTGAGACGGTGCGTCCAGCGTTTCTTACACCGTTTTATGCTGATTTGCTTAATGAAGTTAAACCGTCTTTTCATGCGTTTCGTTTGCAGTTTCGTGTGCTTGCTGATCGCTTTTGGCAGCATTTTGATGGTGTGGGTTATGAAGTAGCAAATAACCCCAACAAATCTGTGCGTGTTCATACCTTGCATGATCGCTCTTTGCCTGGGGATCGGGCATTTGTTGAGTTGCTACATGATGACGGTTACATCCAAGATGATGACTACAAGACATATATGGATATGCAACGTCTTTACATGGAGGGAATATGCAGAACTCGCCCCTCCCTTTGTATTTATCTCAAAGCGTCCCCAGCGACCTGCCTGAAGCGATTGCGGGAGCGTGAAAACAAATATGAGGTCGGAGTAAAACTTGAGTATTTAGCCGATTTGCAATCGGTATATGAGGGCGTTGTGCTGCCTGCGGTTGAGGATATGGGCACACAAGTAGTTACAATTGACTGGGAAACATATAAGGAGCCAGAGCAAGTAGCAAAATACCTTCGGCGAATGGATGCGGGGGAAGCAAATGATGTTTGGAATTGGTAGGGTATCGTTATGAGTTTAAAGCGGGATATCGAAGCAATATATGTACTGGAGCCTTGGTATAGCAAGTTGCGATACGAGTATGAAACTGAAGGGTGGGTACAAGACAACGTTTTTTGGGAGCAGTTGAAGCGGTCGCTTGATCGGTTGACGCAGCGAGTTATTCGATGGTTAGGGCCGACAGTGCTAGGCGGTGTTTGGCGTGGTGGCTGGCCAGATTTGGGGTCTCCTAAGGTTGATGACTGGGATTTTTTGTATTTGACTGGTTTGGAGGTTCTTGCTCCAGATACTATAAGGTTATCGTACCCGTGTTTTCCACAAAAGGGTGAGTATGGTAGTTATAAGAATCGCCTTTTGTATTTTGTGACGCTTCCTATACTAGATTTTTTGAAATCTGTGCAGAGTTTTGGTGGGGCCCATTATAATGGGTGGACAGTTACAGGCCCACATGTACAACGCTTTTTGAGTGGTATGGATCGCTTGTTAAGGACTGAGAGAGACGAGCGCGCTAAGCAAATGAAGTTCCCTTATACTGGAAGCGCAGTGCAAAAAGTTCAAAGACGGCAAGAGAAAGCGTTACAGGGGTTTTATGGGGGTGCTGAAGGGCGGGAGCTTTATGGGTTTAGTTTGCTTTTTGCTAAAGCGGCGGATTATCTTAATAAAGCATCCAAAAGTGGGAGTAAGATTCCTGAGCGGATACTTGCTATCAACGTAGCATTAAATACGGCGCATCGGAATTGGAGTGTTGGGGGGGTAATTGGACTTAGCAAAGCAGACTTGGATCGCTGGAGTCGGATGGGCGTCCAGTCAAAAGCGACAGCAAAACGCTACCTTGAATCTAGTGTGCTAGATGCAATAGACTTAATTTTGGATGGTGTTAGCCCCCAGCGGATGGCGGGTAGCCTTGTGGAGACTATGGTATGAAACTAACAGAACACAATATAGCAGAAGCGGTCAGCGGACTGCTGGTTAGCAAATCTGCTGTGGGGGTAGCAGAGAGTTTAGTGAATGCTACCAACCTAGAGGAGTTCTTGCCTGCTTTTGGGGCTGCTGCTTGGCATGCTGCCAGGCGTCGAAGACGACCTAATTGGGGTCGTAAACTCCAAGCACTTCGCAAACGGCGAGAGATCGTTGAGGACCCTGAGTTTGAGGAACTTGCTGATGCTTACGGCGAAAGGCTTGAGAAGTTGCAAGAGTGGTTAGCGGATTTGATTAAGCAAGTTCGTGCGTTGGGTTACACCAACGGCAAACCTAAAACCCCTCCGAGGCCTGCTGATGTTGTTAAGGTAATAGAGTCAGCATTGAAGTTGCGTGGGGCGTTGGTTAGTTTACATGGCCGCTTTAAGCGTACCGGTGAGCGGTTGGATGCTAAGGGGTATGCTCAAGGCGAAATGTTCTGGAAGGTGGAGAGCGACTTTCGGGATATGCTTTATGATACTCGCTTCATCAAAGAGCGTAAGGTTGCATTGCAGCAGGATTTGAGGAAGTTGCGTAGGAGAATTATAGCATGACGCTTAGACGAGATATCGAAGCGATATATGTACTGGAGCCTTGGTACTCGAAATTACGTTATGAGTTGGAGCATGAAGGTTGGGTGCAGGATAACGGCTTATAGGGCAAACTGAGCGAAATGCTCGAATAGCACAGATTAAGTTTCCGTATAGTGGGTCTGCTGTTGCCTCTGTTAAGCGATACCAGCAACCGAGTGATGTTATGCAAGGTGTGTATCGTAGGCGTTTGAAATACAATTTGGTGTATGCTAAAGCGGTGGATCGTCTTAATGTTAGTCTTAAGCAAGGTATTCCTGCTAAGTTGTTGGCAATTAACGTAGCGTTGAATACAGCGCATCAGATTGGTGGTGCTTATGAGGATGTTGGTTTGAGAAAAGCAGACCTTGATCGCTGGAGTCGGATGGGCGTCCAGCCAAAAGCAACCGCAAAACGCTACTTAGAGTCTAGCGTAAGTGACACAATAGACTTAATACTGGAAGGTGGCAGTCCGCTTGCGCTTGCAGGAGGTTTGGTATGAGTATGCAGGTAGTTAGGATGAGTAGACTTGGAAAGCAGAAGACCACTGGCGATGTGATCTGTGCGTGCGGGCAAAGGTTGCATCTTAATGTTATTGTGCAGGTACCATACAGAGGTTTTCGCTCAGCGGATTCTCCGATCCAGGGGACAATAATTTGCCCAGCGTGTGGCAACTCCCAAGATATACGGGTATGCAGGTCATTTATGCAGGAGACCCCTAATGAAGATTCTTGTAGTACAGGAATATGGAATAGGTAATTTGATTTTAACCACCCCGTTGATCAGGGTCTTGTCGCGTGAACACCACGTAGACATCATAGTTAGCTCCAATCGGGTGGCGGGGTGGCTTATTATTAACATGCTAACGAAGGCGGGTTGCTTGCTTAAAGACAACCCCCTGTTGTTTGATATGGTTTACGATTATGTTCTTTATTGCCATCCGCCGGGGCGAATTCGTCCCCCAAAGGGACAATTTCGTCACCAACGGGTTATACCAACTGATAAGGACAAGCAGGATAAGAAGTATCCGTTTCGGTTTTCGGAGCATGAGGTTACGGCATGTCTTCGGTTAAGTGAAGGTTTGATTAGTAGAGAAATAACTGATGAGGACATGCAGTTATATTGCGAGTCGCAGCCACCTACACGCTTCACATCTGATAAAAATAAGGTGCAGGTGGCTATTGGCATTGGTTACCTTAAGGATCACCCTTGGTGGAGGCAGAAGCATTGGGGCAATTTTAAGTATGTGCAACTGATACAAGAACTTAAGGAGCGAGGAGCTATACCGGTTTTGGTGGGGGATCATAAGGATCAGAAGGCAGATGGAGAGGATATTCAGAAGCGTAGTGGTTGCAAAAGTTTATGTGGGACTGGACTTGGTACTGTGCTTTCGGTTATAATGGGATCAGATTATTATATCGGGAATGACAGTGGCTTGATGCATGTAGCGGCAGCGTATGGTAAGACTGTAATAGGCATATTTCGAGAAGGGATCTCGAATCCCATAAAGAATAAGCCTTGGTGCTCTAATGGGCATGCTTTGGTTGATCCTACAGTTGCTGATGTGCTGGAGGTCTTTGGAGACATAGATGGCTGAGAATCTAAAAGCGTGGATAACTTGCTTGGAGGAAGCGCTTATCCCACCAGAATTAAGAGAACCAGAAAAAAGCATTCCAGTATCGGATGCTCTTAGGTCGTTAGAGGCAGAGTATAAGTCTGGGTCTGGCGAATGGGAGGCTTTGCGTACTCGATGGCGAAGTGATCTTGCTGCGGTGAGAAGGTTAAACCAGGATGTGCGTAAAGCAGAGGGGCGATATAAAGCAATAGCGCAAGAAGTTGCTGATCTGAAACGGGCCCTAGAGGATGCTGAAGCAAAAGCTATAAGGTCCAGCAAAAAGATGGATGATCCGGGTTATCGTTTTCCTAATGTTGTGCCTAGCATTTTGCTGTTGGCTTTAAATGTTTTAAAGTCGATACAACGGAGTGAGCGGAAGTTTGGCAAGGAGGTTATAAAGATTGGCATTTCCAAGGCTTTGGCTTTTGCTGTAGAACGCAACTTTTCTTTTGTAGAGATGAATATGCAATCTAATCTACGGGTTACGCAAGTTGTACCTAAGAATGTTGTTGATCCTGAGTCGGGTATACAAGTTCGTTTGGCTATGCCATGTATACTAACCTTGCGAGATCGCAGGACGAAGAAGGCATCTACTCGCACAGAAATGCATGAAGTAGATATTTTGGTTACGTTAACCCTGAATGCTGCTCATGGCGTGGGGGGTGAAAAGCGTCTTTATAGTGCCTTGTTGGCTCGCCCTATCGAGGTCGATGGTATAGTGCTTAAGCGCAAACTGTAGGAGGGTTTATGGACAGTAAAGAAAAGAATTGTATGCTGAACATATTGCATGGGCAGCAGTCGGCGTCTCCGGTTGAGTTAAAAGCGAAATTCATCACTGAGGATGCAGTTCAGCAGGAGATGACTAAGAACCTTATTGAGGTGCTCGATGAGGCCTGGATAAAGCAAGAGTTGCTTAAGGAGGGTGTTGACCCCGAACGCTTGGATGAGTTTATTGAGCCTGTTGTATCTACCGTAAAACGGTGGTGGAATATGGCAAAGGGTTTGTTTAAAAAGGAGCCAATTCCTTCGGGCAAACGCAAATTCCCCATTATGACACCAGAAGCACAAGGCAAGGTGGTTGGCAAAACGCTGGATAGAGTTTTTTCGACTCTTGAGAATGATATTCTGTTTAAGATAAGTGAGGGTGATTTAGCCCCTTTGCTTACGGCGGAGTTAAAGGACTACATTGATGAGAAAAGAAACTTTGTGGATGGTTTGCGTAAGCAGATTGCTGAGATACGGAAGGCGTTTGGCAAACTGTATGTGCTTAAGGATAAGTTGGATGCTTGGGCGCGAGCAAAAAAAATCGGCAACGATAAGGTTGTGCACACTATCGTTGCTCGATTGACTAAGAAGGTAGGTGGTGCTGTAGAGGTGGGAGTTTTAAAGTACAGCGATGCTCCTGAAGCAATTCGGCGTCAACTTGATTTAGCATTAACTATGAGGCAAGTTGCTGTGAATGTGGATGAGCATAAGTTGCCTTGTGGTGCTGATGGTTTATCTCGCTCCCCAGAACTGAGTGGTGGTGTGTCTGTGCCCGACGAGAAGGAAAACCGCACAGGGAATATGTGGATGCGTCTGGTAGATGAGTTTACTGCTGGTATTCCTATGAAGTATGGTGGTGATTTGTTGGGTAAAGATTTACGCCCTCAACGTGTGCTTGTTAAGATTACGCGTGTAGAGCAGAGTGGGCATACTACTTATGAGTTCAGTGGAGATTATACGTTGATGCTACATCCGAAACCTGGGCGCCCTAAGAGTGTGACTGTAAGAGCACATTTTATAGATCGTGTTATGTTTGGCAGAGCGTTAGGCAGTACTGATCATGAATTGAAGATTGTTAAGTTCAGTTTTCCACTCGCTGATAAGGAATTAGCATTTAAGGAGCCAAGTTATGCATAACCATAACGTAGAAGTAGTACATGCAGCGGTGCAGCCGATTGAGGAGACTGTGGTGTTGGTTTGTGATGAGATTCCTCAAACCTTTTTCCCGCGAGCGCTTGGGGGCAATTTGCTATATGAAAGCATTCCTAGAGATCGTCCTCTGGCTTTGGCTTCGGTGAGGTCGGTGCCTGATTATGCTCGCAAGATCAATGTGTGGATACAGATGCTTTTATCGGTTAAGGAAGTATCTACCGCTAAGATCGGAGCGCATCCTGCTGGTGATGCTCCTGGTGCTGCTAGTTTATCTCGTGATGATTTGCGTAGGGTGATGCTCATTTCTCCTTATCTTGACGTTAAGGATGAAGCAGAATTGCTTAAGTTGGTGCATGATTATCAGGCAACACAGAAGCGTAGTGAAGAGATTAATGTTACCATCAAGCGTAAGATGACCGAACTTGCAACTCGCGAGACAATGTTGCAAAGGAATCTGAACGAGTTAGTGCAAGAAATCAATGTTGAGTTTATTAAGTTATTCTTTGTGACTGGGGAGCTTTATCAAGAGCCAATGATGCAGGACGAGAAAACCGGTAAGACGGTCGCTGCTCCGTATTCCTATGATCAATTAAAAACTGCTGCGGGATATGATCCTAATGTACCTCTTAGCAAGAATGAAGTTCCGCATCCCCTTCCTGATGAAGACAATTTGCCTCTGCCATTATTACAGAAGAAGCGACTTATAGAGAATCTGCGGGATGCTGTAGCGTTCTTTAGAACAGATGGTCCTTCGCATGATGTTATGGCTTTTCATTTAGCATATAACATATTAATGGTGTTGAAAGGACCATATAGAAAAAAGGACATATCTCCAGATAAGTTGGCCAAGGAGATTGAGTTTATTCGGTATGAGCGAGGATTCTTAGAAAAGGCGGTGCTTAAGCGTTTGGATGCTGTGAATTGCTTTGCTTACATCTCTGCTGAAGGGTACGTTACGGTTAAGACCCGCGATGTGCTTTTTGGCTTGTGGGTGTCGTTTGATAGCAAAGTTGGTTTCATGGATGTTCCTACTTATGATGTTACCATCAAGCGTATTGCTCAGGCGACCGTTTCAATTGCTGGTAAGCCAAAGGATTTAGGTTTGTGGGGCAAGCTTGTTTGGTGGTGGAGAAAATGGCAATGGAGTCGTGGTAAGGGCAAACCCCCCGAAGCGATTGGCTTAGGACGAGAAGAGGTCGGGCAGGAGTTAACCGGCAAAGAATGGGGTGGTGTACGTCGTTTTGAGTTAGATGTCTAGGAGATTGTTATGGAGATAGCAGAATCTGTAGATCGTGTAGTTGCTGGCGGGTCTCCTGTTGAGGAAGCAAGAACGCTAGTTGCTGATGTGCTAAGTGAGAACTTTACTGCTCCTGATTTTTGGGCAAGTTTTCTACAGTCCGGGGGATTGCGGATGCTGGCTGCTCAGGTGCAAGAGATTTTTCATTACTTGGGTAAATTGTTTAATGGCATTCGTAAACTGTTGCGGGTTGGGACTCGCGAAGAGCGTGCAACTTGGTTTGTTGAGCGTAGAATAAAAGCGTTGGGCAAACTGATGCTGGATTGGGTGCATGAGGTAAAATACGCTTGGTCAGATGATGCAATTGAAGTGTTGAATGCTTGGTCAAAGGTGTTTGCTAGTATGCAACGAAAGTATAAGGATGTTCGGCGCGAGATTTTGGGGTTGAAGCGTAGACAACCGAATGTGATGGTTAAGGGGGGTCCATTTAATCAATTGGATCGTGTTTTGACTGGTTATATGCGAGGCTTCACTGAATTTAATAGGAGGATACAACCCAAAATAGAGGAGGTTAATGAAATGGCTGCTGATTGGGCCCGTAGAGGGTTAGCAATACCTAAAGTTAGCGCAGTGGACTTGGTGCTTGGTGTTGCTGAGGGTTGGCAGCAATGGGCCTCTAAGGATAAATGGTTTAGGAAGGACGACCCTTTTATAAAGGGCCTCTAAGGATAAATGGTTTAGGAGGGACGACCCTTTTATAAAGTGAGAAACGATGCAACGATTTACGATAGTCGTCATTGGGCATGATTTGGATAGCAGCATGCGTGTTATGAAGAAATTGCATCCGCATGTGCCCCCCAAGATACCCATCTATATATCAGGTAGTGGCCCAGCGCCCGGTGGTTCTTGGGGGGTTAAATACCAACTGCGCAGGGGGCATTATTTCGACGAAGACATGCAAACGTGGCCTAAGCGTGTGCATCCCAAGGTAAAGATAGGATGGCATAGACGACGAGTATCGGATTCGCAATTGATGAATGAAGCACTTTTGCGTGTGTGTACTCGTTATGTTGTTTTTGTATCGGATAAAGTGCGTGTTGCCCCTGGTCCTTTTTTACGTAGCGTTTGGCATATAATGAAGGCTAAACGCAGATATGTGTTGTGCTCCCTTGTGCCAAAATGCGGACAGCGGTTATGCTGGTGGTATGGGTTTGCAATGGATATGCGGGTGGTGGGTGAGTTGGGTTGGTTCGATGTTCGGTTTAGCAATGCAGTTCTCGCAGAGGATTGGTTATTGCGCATACAGGAAGCAAGTGGGTTGTATTTACGCAAGCGACGGTTTCCTGTGCATTTTGGTCGCCAACTTGATCGCCAGTCGGGTTTGCTATTGCCGATGTGGGAATTATGCAATCAGCGTCCTTTACGGAGGTTGGAGTCTGCTTGGGGTACTACTGAGTTTTTGGTGAAGTGGGCGAAGGTTTCAAAGGGTGAAGAGGGATTTAAGACTGCTTTTCGCTCAACCTTTTCTACGGATGTACGTTTTATTAGACAGCAAGAGGAGACGGATACGTACCCTGTTGTGCACCAGAAAATAAGAGAGAGGTGGGGGCTTTTATGGAATTGAAATTACGCAGAGTAGATTTGAATAAGGGCAGTGCTGATAAAATCCTGCGCATATATCCAACGCTTCAATGCAATATGCAATGTTCATATTGCTCAAATGGTTCTGGTGGGGGTAGCTTGCCTTCTGCTAAACCGGAGTTATGGGTGAAGGGATTAGTTCGCTTGCAATCAGGGCAATTTTCGGGGGTACATATAACGGGGGGCGAACCGTTGATGTATCCTGGTTTAGCAGATTTGATTAATGCTATACCATCTGCTATTGGCGTGATTGTTTATACCAACTTAACGATTCCTCCTGATACCCTACTGCGAAAGTTAAAGCGAGAGGTGGGCATCCGAGGCAGTTTGCATTCGCCTGGTGGTTTGGATGTGTACCGGACGCATGTGGATATGATTCTAAAGTCCAATATGGTTGATTATTTTGTGCTTATTGTGGTGGATGGGTCGCCTTCGCGGGTAGCATACCTGCGCCATTTTAATCGCATTTCGGGGACGAAGTTGGTGATATCCGAAAACCAGTGGGTGACTTCTGCTAAGCATAAGACTTGTGGCGTACCGCGTAGAGTTATTTGCAAGAATAGGATATACTTGTATGGGCCAGACGGGGCAAGGTACCCTTGTGTGACTTATATGCGTAGGGGTTGGCGGACGCCTGACCCAGTATTCTGGGAAACTGATTGGCAGTTTGTTCAACGGGAAGTTAGAACTGAATGTAACGAGTACGGTTGTTGCTGTGCTTGTGATGGCATTATTGACTCTTCTATTGAATTTATGGAGTAGTGGGACATGAAGCAATTTCAGACTGAAGAGGAACATCAACGGTATTGGGATGAGCGATATAAGAAGCAAGGTTGCAATACTGTGTTGCATGTTAACTCGACTAAATCGGACAAAGCAAAACGGAAGGTGGAACTTGAGTGGGCGTTGGCGGTGCAACCTAATGTTGAGGGGGCTATGGGTATTTGGCTTTCAGCGAATAAACGAAGTGCTCGCTTGTTGGATTTTGGTTGCGGGGTTGGGCGTTGGTTTCCTGTTTTTTGGGGTTTGTCTCAAAGATATACTGGTTTGCAGTATTTGGGTGTGGATTGTACTCCTGAAGCAATACGCTTAGCAAGGCAACAGCATCCAACAGGTCGCTTTGTGGTTTTGGATGACTTGAATACTTTCAATGAGGGTCCTTTTGATATCGTTTTTTGCTGTACTGTGTTGCAGCATATCGTTGTACCATCTATGCTAAAGAGAACTGTAGCATTTCTTAATCGAATGTTGGCCCCCGGAGGCTTGCTTGTTTTGGTAGAGAATACAGAAAAGATTGCTTCTCTACCATATTTGACGTTTCGCAGTCAGACAGAGTACAGGAATATGTTCCCAGAATTAGAGTTTACGGGTGCTGGTGTGCGCTTGTCGGGGCAAGAGCATTTTATATTGAGGGGAGAGAAGGCGTGAAGTCTTTAGATAAAGTTGACCAACCAATCAACTGGCGAAAGGAGATTGATCCTGGGCCTGTTTTGGCAATAGGCATTCTTGCTTATGGTGGCGTGCATGATTTAATCCGCTGTATGTTGCATATCCAACGCAGTACTTTTGTGCCTTTTGAGTGCTGCATTTTTGACAATACAGAGGATAATAGGACTAACGTAAAGGCAGTTCAGGAGTTTGGCGACCAGCGATTTACGGTTATCGACAGTCCGTACAACGTTGGCTGCTCCGTATCTCGCAATCGGGTTTTCGATCATTTTAGAGAGAAGTATTCTGATTTGAAGTATTTTGCTTTTCTTGACCAGGATGTGCTTGTGCATGATGGGTGGGCAAGCGATATGATTCATGTAATGGAGCATTATCCAAAAGCAGGAATTGTAGCTTGGCCACAAGCGAATATAGGCAATGTTCCTACTATGCCTGATGGTTTGGTGTCGATGGTGTCTAGTTGTTGCAATATGCATCGAGCGGCAGCGCTAATTGATGTCATAGACATGTTTGGTTTCGCGTGGGATGAGAGATTTTTCTTTTATAGGTTTGACAGCCTTTTTGCTCAGCGGAATAACCAAGCAGGGTGGCGGACGTATTTGTGCTTGAGGTATTTTTTGCCGAAGGTGCCTTGGTTGAAGCAGGTTGGTGGCATATCCCATCCAGCACCTAATTCAGGCATCAAGCGAAACCCAAAATGGCGAGAGATTCGAGCAACGTCTGATCGTTTGTATCGGCAGATTAAGAAAGATGAAGGTTGGGAGGAGTATGACCCATTTAACGAAATAGAGGTATCTGAGGAATGGTAGTACTGTGGCGAGATTATAGCATTTTAGCTTCGGGTCCTTTTGCGCCGATGACTCGTCCAATACACGTTTGTTTGGGGGATGTTATTGCTGGCGATGAGCCTGCTGAGGGGTGGCATACCCAGATGCTGGATTACATAAACCAAAACCTCCATTGGCTATATGACACTAATGAGAGGGTGTTTATAACGCCAGATCGCTCTAAGAAGATACCCGTTTGCTGGTTGTGTACGCTAAAAGAGGATATTTATTGGATATTTTTGCCACAGAAGATATGCGAGGTGGCATTGACATTAGGTTATTAGGAGATTGTTATGGGTGACCCAAGACCGAATTACCGCCAGCAGCGGTTGCAGACTGTTGGTACCCGACAAAATCGAACCAAGTTTAGGCAGTTGCTACGGTACTTCTTTATGACCGATAAAGGCAAGAAGCTTATCGCTGGCTTAGAGGCTGCTAAAACTGATGGTGTAGAGGAAAGCGTTAAGCAGTTGATTCAGGGGGCATCACTGTCGACCATTTTGGAGGACTTGACCCAGGGTAAACCGAGGTTGTCTTATGATGAATTGGTTAATGGCGTGATGCTGAAGCTGAATGCTTTAGACCTATTGGATTATTTGGAAGAGATTGAGGTTGATGACAACCTCGATGTGCTGTTCATTTTTATCAACGAAACTGCTGACAAGGATTCTGTAGAGCAACTTGTTGAACAAATCAAAACCTTTTTGCCTGGTACAAAGTTGGCAGCATCTCCTGATGATTTGCGTGGTGCTCCTGGCGAAATTACGGTTGATCCCCAAAACATCCGCTTTTGGGTGGTGGTTGCTTGCGAAAAAGTTATCCCTGATGTTAAGGTGCCACAAGCCCCCACGCGATTGGCTGAACCCGTTGGTGTTACTGAACCAGAAGCTAATGTGCCTGCGAAAAAGCCTGCACCTGTCGAAGTGGAAATGCTTGGAAATATCGTTGTGAAGTAATTTTTTATTTGACGGACGGGGCGTAGGTTTGTAGAATTGAGTTTAGAGCGAAAGGACATTCTATGTTAGCAAAAAGTTATACATGTCCCGATTGTGCAAGGGAATGTAGCCTAGACGAAGCGATTAATTTGTCGCGGGGCACTGGGCGCTTAAACGAAGCTTGCACAATAAAGTGCCCAAAATGTGGCACTCAGTTTGAGATTACCGCTAGACGAATTGAAGAGGAGCCTCCAGAGGCAGAACCTGAACCTGAAGCTGAGAAAGTAGACACACCCCCTGAGAAGCCAACTACTCCGCCACCTGAAACTGAGAAGAAGAAGGAGGAGAGTGTTGCTGGTTGGGTGGTGCAGTGTGTTGATTGTTTGCATGAGCAACTTAGTGCTCCAAAAGCAATGCACTACAGTTGTAATAAGTGTGGTAGTTCTCGTTATACTACGCTGACTGAAAGCGCAGAGCAGCGATTAGAGGAATGCTTTAAGCAGGTTGCTGCGGGTGTAAACCCTGTAGAAGCGGTGAATTTATTTTTAGGTTGAAATAGGGCAAAAATCTGCCCACGAAAAGATATACACAATCCGAGAAATCGGAGTCGATATGATTAACAAAATTGAGGAAGAAGTTCGGTTGGTTGATACTCCTGTTGTTTTAGAGGGATTAAAGCCAATTCATCCTGTAGGGGCATCCGTTTTTGTTTTCAACAACAGCGACGTTGATGTTACTGCTTATGTTGACCACAGTACGAATGGGACAGCGTACACCAATGTAACTTCGGGAGCAGTGGTTGCTAAAGGATGGCAGCATCTTTTTGTTAATAGCAGTCGGAAGTATGTTCGATTGCGTATTAGTGCTGATGCACCGGACGGAGTAAGATTTTATATAACCCAACCTAGTCGTGGGGAACTTCTCCGCGACTTATCGGCGTGACGTTTAGTCACTTCCTTTGTTCGATTTGGGAAGGAGAGGCGATTGTGCCGTTAAGGTAAGTCCCACCTCTTCGCTTCTTCTTCTCGTTATTTAAAGGACTTGATAATGCAAGTAGCAAGAACAGAAGAAAGATTCTCCTCCGCTACAGCAGGAGGAGTAGTTTTAGGTCCGTATGCTTTGAATCTACAGGGCGATGGCCCTAAGCGTAGCTTCAATTGTGTAGTGACCAATGTGGGTCGAGACAGCGACGCTGAAGATATGGTTTTTAAGGCACAGGAGGCCGAGAGTGCTGATGGTCCTTGGACTGACGTTGCCGCTGGAAGTAAGACCATTAAGGTTCGTGTAGAAGAGCAGTATGCTTTCTATGTGAAGGGTGCCAGTACCCATTTCCGTTTTTACGCTTCTGGAAAGACTCAGGGTGTATTTCAGGTGTTTGACAACGACGACTTTGCAAACGCCATCAACATTGGCGAAAATTGATATGATGGAGCTGCCAACAGACCGCAACCCAAAGCACTTGTATTTGGAGCGGGATGTTGATGATTCGATTATCGTAAATTATGTAGAGTGGGGGGATTCGTATAGAGTGCCGGTTGAGAACATAGAGCAATTGAGACTTTACGTCTTGCGGTTTTTGAAGGCCGATGACGATAAGGTTTTGGATTATCTGTGGAGCTTTCGCCGTGTGCATTATTTTCCGTTGATCGGAAAGTACTATATGGAACCGCCACGCGAACTAACAGGATTAGCAAGTGAAATTACTGGTAGAGTCATTCCTTTTCAAACCCATCGAGGTTTTAAACGAAAGCGTAGATACGCCTCTCGGTACCGATAAGCGTTTGTCGGTATGTGGCCCTTTTCAGCGTTATGGTGTAGCCAACGAAAACAAACGGGTATATCCTAAAGAACGCTTTGAGGAGCAACTGCTTGCAGAAAGCATATTTAGCAAGCGGTTGAATGAGATGCGGGTGTGGGGAGAGATGGAGCATCCTGATAAGGGAATTTCTAACATCAATCGCACATCGCATATTGTTACTGAAGTTCGAGTTGGTGGAAACAACTTGGTGCTTGGTAAGGCTGTGATACTAAATGTGCCTCGCACAACAGTTTTGAAAGAGTTGTTTGCGTTGAAAGCCCCTGTGCCGGTGTCTTCAAGAGGACGTGGTGAGACTATGCCTTTGCAAGATGGTTTGGAGGAGGTGCAGAAGGGTTATCAGTTGGAGACCTTCGATTTTGTGAGCACCCCCTCTGTTGATATTGCATTGACTCGCCCTCTAAAAGAGGAGCATCGAGTAGAAGAGGGTTGTTGGCAACAGGTAGCTTCTGCTGAAGTTATAGATGCTGCCCGCTGTGTGCTTATAGCATCCAATTCCGATGTGGTTACATTAGCGGAAGCGTTGGTACGCTTGAAGGACTTAGTTGAGTCTGCTACAGCAAAACCCGCTGAGGTGATCGAAGCTAACAAAGTAAAAGCGCTGATCGAAAGGCGGATTTGGGACCAAAAGGGTTACAAGAAGGAACGAAGAGTTAAGAAGAAGGCGGTAGCAGTACCGCGTAAAGCACAGCGGGAGGATAAAGCTGTGGGTGACAACAAGAACGTAGTTGAGCAAAAAGTGGTGACTGCTCTTTTGCCAAAATTGCTTGAAACTAAAGCAGTACTTGCTGAGCGCACAAAGCGTTACAATGCTTTAAACAAAATATGTGAAGCACTTGTAAAGCGATGTCGTGCTAGTGAATCATTAGCTGAGGCTTTGCTTGGTGAAGCCAAAAAGAAGAAAGCAAAGGCAGAAGAGGAGGGAAAGAAGCGTGTTGCTTGTGAGAGTGTTACAGCAGGTTTGCTGAAGCACTATCATAAAGACGGCGCTGCATTTTTTGCTGAGGGGTTGCTTTTTAGTTCCCCTGAGTTGGAGCGATATCGTCCTGCGTTAAAAGAGTGTGTTAATGCTATGCAGGTGAAGCATATCGCTGAAGGATTAATTGAGAAGAAGCAGGTAGATGCTAAAAAGAAGAGTTTACCTGAATCTGCTTCGGTAAGTCGGGCTGTTAGGGATATGCATCCCTCACGCTTACCAGAACCATCCCATGAGATTTCAGTGCTGGTAGAATCAGCGGAATCGTGTAGGAGTTATGATGAGCCTAATTTGATTCAGGCTATAGTAAGGAGAGAGCGTTCTAAGTAACGGGATGTGCTAGGACGATCTTTTGTTTTAGAATAGGAGTGTGGGTAAGATGCGAAAAGACCCCCAACAGTTAATGGAAGCAATGTACCAGAAAGGGCAAATGCTACAAGAAGCATGGTCAAATATGCCTGGTAGAGCAGTCCGCGGGTACGAGAACTTTAAGAGAGTAAACTTCCTTGAGGGAATTGAGGATGAGTGGAAGCGTCACATTTGTGCTATTTTGATGGAGAACCAGCGCAAGTGGTATGCTAATATGGACGAGACAACTCGAACTACACATGTAGGTAGTTTCGAGAAGTATGTATTTCCACTTATACGTGCCATTGTGAACAATTTGGTTGCTGCTGATCTCGTGTCTGTACAACCCTTGGATTCCCCTAGTGGGATGATTTTCTATTTCGACGTTCTTTATGGGTCCGATAAGGGTGATGTAAAGAAGGGCGAAAAGATGTATTCTGCTAAGCGAGGACCGTCTTCTGGTTATCACTACAGTGACGAGCTGGTGGAGAATGAGTTTTTGCAGAACGGGAATGGTGGTGCTGGTGCTTATACTGGTACTTTAGCTTATGGTCCTTCAGGCCTTAGAGCCGGAACCGTTGAGATTACCGATGGTACACAGGTAGTTACCGATGACGGTAAAGGTGGTTTGCAGGGTGGTGGTAGTGGTACGGTTAACTACCATACCGGTGCATATTCTGTTACCTTTTCTAGTGTTGTTGGCTCTGGTACTGCTATTACTGGTACTTACCAGTTTGATTTAGAAGGTTCCAGCCAAGTGCCACAAGTTGATCTGAGTTTTACTTCTTGCCCCGTTGTTGCTCGCCCCAACAAACTAAGAGCACGTTGGAGTTTAGAAGGCGCTCAAGACATGAAGGCTTATCATGGTGTTCAAACTGATGTTGAGATAACTGCTTTCATGGCGAACATGATCAGCAAAGAAATCAATTTCAAGATTGTTCAGCATTTGCGTGCTGTCGCGAGTGCTGGTTCAGTTGCGTTTGATAAAACCAAGCCAGAAGGCATCTCTCTTGATGATCATTACAAGACTTTCTTGCTGAAGATCATTGAAGCCAAGAACCTCATTTTTGATGCTACTAAGAGAACTGTGACCCCTTGGATGATTGGTGGTACCGGTTGTGCAAACATAGTAGAATATATGCCAGGATATAAAGCATTTCCTGCTCCAAAAGGCTCTTTAGGTATATACAAAGCCGGGCAGTTGTCTGATGGTACTGTGTTCTATAAGGACCCTGACTTTCCTACTAATGAGTTCCTGATGGGGCATAAGGGTACTGGCATTTTGGATACCGGTTATGTTCATGCTCCGTATATTGGACTTTATACCACAGAACCCGTAACGCTGGATGACTTTGTGACTCGTCGTGGTATGGCTACCAGAACAGCACAGAAAGTTGTCAACAGTGACTACTATGTGACAGGTACTATAACCGAAAGCTCACCCTAACCCCTAATATTAGTTGGTTAAGAAAACGGAGGTGGGCGTTATGCGGTATAAGTATGTAAACCGACATAAGTACCCCTTGTACCTTACGGATTCGCGGGGCGGTAGTCGGCTTTTTACACCAGGGGAATGGGACGACAACATTTGGTGGAGTCGCTTTCTCAATCCGACGCAGTTAACCAGGGAGCCGTTAACGGATTCCGAGTTAGCCTCGCGCCGGAAGCGCGGCGTAAAGGTTACTGCCGCTAATCATACCGAATTTGTACCGTGGTCTCCTCGAAAACGGCAGCGTAATCGAGGACGCCGGGGTAGCATATCAGCATCCGCATGTGCATCCTCTTGCATGGTAGCTTGCGAGATGGAAACCCAAGCGGTTATTGGTGATGATCGTTGGGTACAAATCGGCGAAACGTACTTTTGTAAGCACTGTGATTGGAGTACTGAGGATGCTAATGTAGCAATCCGGCACTTCAATCAATATCATAAGCAGGACGAGGAAGATGGCGCTGACGGCTGAAACAATAGAGCATGAAATCCGCGAGCTGTTAGGTCGTGGACGCAGAGATTTAGAGATAGAACCTGAAGGTTTTCAGGCAGCGATAAACCGTGCTCTTCGCACCTTTAAACGACACATCTTAGGACGTAAGTTAAAGTCTGCTGAGAATGTGTTGGATAAGGGGTTTATTGATGTAACGGAGGGGGATGCTTCTGGCGACCCTGCCCCGTTAGGCGTTTTATCGGTTAAGTTTCTGCGTGAAGAGCGTGCTGCTACGTATACTGACTTCAATGTATTTGAATATCGCCCTTACTATAGGCAAGGGCGATATGTTTATCATTTGCTACGCAAGATAGACCATCAGAACCGCGAGAGGGTTTTTGGCACTGAGCCAGATTGGGAGTATGATGCTGCTAATTATCGTTTGTTTATTTATGCTCCTAGCGACCCCGTAAATATTGGTTACGAAGTAGCATATCCGTTAGAAACAGTATCGGCTGTGCCGGTTTCCTATGAGCAGTTGTTTATGGATTGTGTAGAAGCAATAATTCGGGTATCGTTGGGCGATATCCGGGGTAAGCATGGTAATGTGCTTCCTGGTCCCACAGGCGACATCCAATTGGATGGAGCAACTCAGCGTGAGATTGGGGAGCGTATAATGGAGAGAGTTCGAGAGGATTTAGCAAACATACAGGAACCAATGCCACCTGTGTGGGGGTAGTAGTGGAAGATACAAGAGCAATTATAAGCAAAATAATGTGTGGTGAACCAGCAAATGCACATGTTAGCGGTTTGCTACATGGTAATTTGCCAAAGGTAGCTGAGAGGCTTGATGAGGGATTTCAGTTGCCTCCTGCGGATGCTGCTGGATTGAAAGCAGTTGCTAGTGTTGTGAAGCAATGGAAAGCAGGTAGTGATTGGGATGGTATGCTTGGGTTGGCTCGTGGGTTAGTTGAAGCCACAAAGCGTTCTTTTAATGGAATAAATAGGTTTTATCAGCAGAGTGCTCATAAGATTTCGCAACCTGATATTAAAGGCCTCTTAGAGGAATTGGTGCAAATGCACCGTGATAAGTTGGAACAAGCAGAACTTGTGTATCAAAGTGTTGTTGAGTCTAAGAGGGATGAAGTGGGGCGCTTGCGACAGTTGGTTGAGAATTATAACGAGTTTGTAAGAGATTTGAAAATGGGTCCCTTGCGTTAAGGTAAAAAGATGTCGCGCAATTATAATACGCCAGTAAAGAATAAACGGTGGGGCTATCAGTGGCCTAACTTGAGTATTGATTATGCTCGTGATATGGAGTATATCAAGGAATGGTCAGAGCAGCATTTGCCGATAATTCCGTATTATAGTTTGTCGACTGTGCAAGATGCATTGGATGCTGTACATCAGGAAATAGAAGAGCATCTAAAGACGTGGAGCGAGCCAGTTGATTTGCATACGTTTGTTAACCTTAATCCGACTGAGAAGGACTTGAATCGCTATGGTATAGATGAGAAGCGGGACATTGTTTTAATTCCATCAGTGGTTAAGCTGGTTGATGTTGGGTTGGCGACTTTAAGCAACCCGCGTAGCCCAGTCTCATCACCGGTGATCTTGGTAAAGCCAGGAGACAAATTTGTTTTTGACGATAAGGAATTTGAGGTGCGGGATTTTCATCGTGAGAAGTATCACGGCGTCTCAAATTTGCCAGTTTATATAGCAATAACCGGGCAAATCTTGCGTGATTTATCGCAGGGGTTGCCATCGCCTGTAACGTGTGAATAATGACTAATTTAATAGTGCAGGGATTGAAGGACGCTGGAGGTACAGTGGACGGAACCATTTTTCGATTCCGTATGGATGGATACGGTGCATACAAAACGGAGAATGAGTTGTATGGGGCTTTAGCGAATTTATTCGCGGATTTAGCAGAAGGCAAGGGGCTGCCGAACAACGTTGGTATCTTCTTTACGAATTTCAATGCTAATCCAGCAATGGTTGAATCATGATCTCCTTTTTTCTTTAAAAGTGTGTGTAGATTGTTTGGAACTTAGATTATGCCATCGAGGGTGACGAAGCGGTATAAGAAGGCAAAGCCTTTCGTGCAAGGCATTCGCAAAGCGGTGTTCGAGGGTAGCACTCGTTATTTGCGAAAAGTTGCTACTTTGCTTGCTGAGTCGGTACAGGATACAATTCTGTATCAGATCAATATAAAACCTCCCTTGTCTGACGCTTGGCTTGAGCGAAAGCGTCGGGAGGGTTACGATTTGCGTATTCTTGTTATGACGCAGGAATACGTAGATAACATAAGCGTAATTGAGACACCAACCCCTAGAAGCAGAGGGGGGACTTTCGAGGTTTCGGTAGGGTTTCCCAATAAACCCCATTCGAGAGCGAAGGTCGCATTTGCTCAATTGATGTTGTGGTTGGAGTATGGTACACGCAAGATGCCTGCTCGACCACACTGGCGTCCCGTCTGGGAGCGATTTAAAGTACGTATGCCACAGCACGCTGAGCGGATTCGCATTGAGGTGTTAAGGGACCTTCTTGCATAGATCGCGGCGTGAAGGAGATTACTAAGGAGTTGAAATGAACTTAGTAGAAGGAAAAGTGGAAACCATTAACAAGGAGTTGAATCGTATTGCTGATTGGTTTCAGACTTGGGATGGCCCTTGGCAGCGAGTTGTTACAAAGCGAAATGCAATTAGGGAGTGGATGTCGCTTGATAAGAAAAAGAGATTCGCAAAAGCGAAAGTAGAGTATGAGAAGAAACGCAGGAAGTTAGGCCAATCAGAAGCAAAGCCTAACGAATATGATGCCTTGCGTCGTTGGTATAAGGGTGAGAAGGATAGAATTACTGAAGAAGTGTATGTAAAATGGTTGCCAACGGTTCTGAAACTTTATCGCTCTGAGAAAAGACGCTGGGAGCAAATATTGGCAAAGAGAAAATCAAAACGGCAAAACGAGGAGAGCATGATGCATAGGAGCTTATATGTTGATCTGGTGATGTACGAAGCAATATCTCCAGAGGGGGCTGCTAGGTTAATTGTAAAAGAGTCACGCTTGGATGAGAACTGGTTCGACGTTGCGTTGAATCTTGTTAGAAACTATTGGCAATACGCTGCCGCAGGAGGCACTGCTTTTGTTGCCCTCTGGGGTTGGTTACGCCATAAGTTGGGACGAGGACAAAAGTGGATGGCAGCGGAGGCAGCTATGCGTGCTGCGTTGCCTCCAGTGGAAGAGTATCAAGATCAGTTATCAGAAGTATTCAAGGTGCTAGGTGGCAAACTGGAATCTGGTGCTGTGGATATGCCAACGCTTGCAAGATTGCTTAGGCGATATCGTGGTGACATTACCGATTTGCGTCGGGCGTTAGATCAGGATATTAGAGATTATCGAAAATGGCAAGAGAAAGCAAAGGCCGCTGCTGATGAATTTTTGGGGGATGCTTTCAAGGGACGGTATCCTGTGGGTTTAGATCGTGTGCTGGATGCTTTGAAGCAGTTGCGTAGGCATGTTGTTACGCTTCAGGAATTGATGTCTAAAGCAGCGTAGGAGGTGTGTTATGCGTAATGAGTCAGCAGGCACAGATATAGCAAATTTTTTTGGTGGGTTGCAAACAGAATTAATTGAAGCAAGAGAAAAGCGAATGCTGGCGGAAGAGCAAACAGCAATGAGTGCTTATGGAAAAGAGCAAGCAAAGTTGACTGCTGCAATTCGCCAAGCAAAGAAAGCCGGGAATACTAGCGAAGTTGAGCGTTTGCAAAAGAGACGCGAGGAGTTAAAGAAGAAGGTAGCAAAGCGAAGACAAATGCTGAAAGGGTTGGGAAAGCGTAAAGATGAGTCGCTGGATGCTGAGTTGCTTGAGAAGAAAGAAGCAAGTAGCCCCGAAGCAGAAAAAATGCAGAAGGAAATGGATAGCATAGATGATTGGTTTCGGCGCAATGTCCCTAAGTATGCTTACGAAAAAGTACAGGATGCTAAAAGCAAGTTGTGGGATGAAGCAAAACTTGCTATGAAGGAGGCAATGTCGGGGATTGATCCAATCTACAAAGCTAAGCGAGAGAAGATTGAACCAGAAGAGTTTCGAGATTGGACGGAGGAAGAAGGTCGTGCTGTGGAGGAGTTGGACGATTGGTATGATAAAGAGAGAAGCAAGGTTTGGGATAAGATGGTACGACGGTATGTACCTAAGATATTGCGGTATTTTCAAAGAGAGAAAGCCAGATGGGAAAAGATATTGGCTCGCAAAAAGGAATCAAATAAAACTAGAAGCGTAAAGGAAGCGCTTCAAGAGAGTTGGCAAAGCGGAGGAGGCTACTTCTAGTGGTAAATCATCAGCGAGTAACAGCACAGGGGAACGAATATCAGACAAAGACCAATGTGGTAATACACCAGATTGCAAGAGCTACCCCTCCAACTACCGTAGACTCTGATTCTCGCAGTAGCATTTATGATATATACGACAAAGCGATGTCTGATCTTATGGGTGAGATATTCAGGCAGACGCAAGTCTCCGCAGACGGAAACACAATAGACTATAAGACTTTAAGACGGACTTTTGCTACTCCCGACCGAGCATTTGCTGCTATGGCAAGGCAGTTGGGAGTACCAGTGAAAGGTGTACCATTGCCATTTGGGTCGTTGATGAGTGGTGATCCAATACCAGACCCGCGTAGAGATAACCGAACAGTAATATCTAAGGGGTTATCTTATGATGGCAAGGATGTATTGATGCATGAATGGCCTGCTCCATTCAATATACCATATACGTTTCAGATATGGTGCAGAACGGATAATGAGCGTAAGGTGTTTTGGGAGCAGTGTGTATTGGCAGGTTGGTACGCAGATGAGTTATTTATAACCGTTGACTTGCCCCGCAGATTGGGAGAGGTGTCTGTGTCGGTTGAATGGGCAGGGACGAATTTCGGAGATAACTTGGAGCCGGGTGCTGATCAGCAACGGGATCTACGGGTTATGTTCAATTTTACGGTTCGGGGGTGGATACCCCGACGCGCAATAAACAGACGCAGTGTTTTGCAAGTCAAGTTGGATAAGTGTGCTGTTAAGACAACGGCGGACTTGGATAACGTCCAACCTAATGACATTGTGGAGCAATACGGAACTGATATTATTCAGGAGGCATAGATGGCAATACATGTATCGCCAGGGGCATACACAACTGAGAGAGATTTATCGCTGTACGTTCCTCAGTTATCCTCAAGCATATTTGGGGTTGTGGGGACAGCATCCCGCGGTCCTATGAACAAGAAAACGTTTATAGCATCCGAGGGGCAGTTGATTGAGAAGTTTGGTGCTCCAGATTTGAAAACAATAAGTGCTGATGTTAAAACCAGCAACCATCAGGCGCTACTGGCAGCAATCCAGTACCTGAAGGCTGGCAATCAGTTGTGGTATGTTCGTGTAGGGACGTATGAAGCATATGCTACTGCCAACCTGCGAAATGCTACAGATACCCAAAATAGTGTGGTGGTAAGGTCGCTGTACCCAGGTTCTGGTTATAACGATATAAGTGTAATCGTTACCAATGGTACTCGCAGTGGTACATATAAGTTGACGGTTAAAGATGGATCATTTATCGTTGAGGTCCATGACAATTTGGTTATTGGTACCGGTAATGCTAGTGATGCGGATTACATCGAAACTCGCATCAATCAAGGAGCAGGTTCAACTGGTATAGGCAAGTCTGTTTATATTTACGTTACTGCTACTACAGAAACTACACTTCAGTTAGCCACCACCGATTTAACTGGTGGAGATGATGGCGAAGATGCTGATATTGGTGATGTAGTCGGTACAGTAAGTGGTAGCACTCGTACAGGTCTTCAGATTTTCGATGATCCTGAATCTGTAGACGTTAATTTGCTGGCAGCTCCAGGGCGTTATGAAGCAAGTGTTATTGCTGAGTTGCTTAGTATTGGAGAGACTCGTGGCGATTGTTTGGCACTGCCTGACCTTCCGCTCGGTCTAACTTCTGTGCAAGATGCTATTGATTTCCATAATGGTGATCTGGCGGGTGTGGATTATCCTGCTGCTGCTCTTAACTCCTCTTATGGGTTTGCCGGATGGCCTTGGGTTCAGTTTTTTGATGGGTATAATAACGATAAAGTGTGGGTTCCACCGTCTGGTATACTTGCTCGAATTTGTGCTTATACCGATTCGGTGGCGTTCCCGTGGTATGCTCCTGCGGGGTTCCAGAGAGCACGCATCGTAGATGCTTTAGACCTTGAATACTCCCCAAGGCAAGGTGAACGAGACCTAATGTATTCAGGTGGTAATGCCTTGAATCCGTTTGTTAATTTTAGCACAAGAGGCATTGCTCTTTGGGGGCAGCGAACTTTACAGCGTTCAGCTACTGCTACAGACCGAGTTAACGTAAGGCGCTTGTTGCTTTATGCTCGTAAAGTTATTGCAACAGCAACTCTTGATTTGGTTTTTGAGCCAAATGATTCAATAACATGGATTCAGTTTACAGACCTTGTGAACCCATATCTACGCGAGATTGCTAACAATCGTGGGTTGTACGATTTTAGGGTTGTCTGTGATGATACAACGAATACGCCTACGTTGATTGACCAAAATACTATGCTTGGTAAGTTGTTTTTGAAGCCGACTAAGGCCGCAGAGCAACTAGAGATTGAGTTTACTGTGCTTCCTACTGGAGCATCCTTTGAAGAGTACGGAGGTTAGAAATGGTTAATGTACCTATTACCGCTTGCCATATCGCTGGCGGAAAAGGAAGTGGCAGTTATGAGGGGCGCCGGAAGAACAACTTTTTGCTGGTTTTCCCTGCACAGTTTGATGTAGCACGGTGGACCCTGCAACGTTGTGATGCTCCTACTCTGAGTAACTCGCCAATAAGGATTCCTTATGGGAATCAAGAAAAGAAGATGCCTTCTGCGGGTGAAATTGACGATATAACGTTTGCTTGCTTTGACGATATGGAAGGTAAAGTATCTACGGCGTTGTACAACTGGTATAAGCTAGGTAACAATCCTGAGACGGGAGAAGTAGGCGAAGCAAAAGATTGCAAGTTCGATTGTACTCTGATTTCTGCTAAGCCAAATGGTGAAGCAGTTAAGCAATGGAAGCTTCTAGGTGCTTGGTTATCTCAACTTTCTCCTCTTGGTGATGGTTTCGATATGGGGGCCAAACAAGAGATTGTTATGATTACTGGCACTATAACGATGGACGGCATCAAAGAAGAGTAATCTAAAATAGGAGGTGGGCATATGTTTGAACACACGATTATTGAAGAAACCGTATTGCCATCCTGCGGATTGCCTTACGGTGATTTGCTCCCTGGGGGCATTGTTAAAATTGCTCCTATGCGTACAAAAGAGGAAAAACTGTTAGCCAGTCAGCATGGTGACAAACTTAAGGTGTTAGAGACTATCGTTGATCGTTGTCTGCTTACTAAGGTAATGCCTTTAGAGGAGTATTTGGTAGCAGATTACTTTTATATGTTATTAGCAATTCGCAACCTTAGTTATGGCCCCGATTACAGTTTTCAACTTACTTGTCCAAAATGCACATATGAGTTTATACATCGGATGCAAGTGCCTGAAGGTTTTGAGATGAGAATTCTGCCAGATGGCAACACTACGATGGTGGATGGTTCAACGCCGAAGCGTTTTGAGGAACCATTTTTTTGCACTTTGCCTTTAAGCAAAAAGCGAGTAGGTTTGAAGTTGCTTAGAGTAAAAGATGAGCGAGATATTCGCAAGTTTGCTGAGCGTTTAACAGTACCAACAGACGTGGGCGATCCCAGTTATGAAGCTCGTATTGCTAAGTTTATAGTGAGTATAGATGATAAGGAGGTTGACTGGCGAGAGACTATTGAGTTTGTTGAGAATTTGTATACTCGCGATACTGGAATGGTGAAAGCTGTTATTGAGGATAACGATTGTGGTGTTAATCTGGTTTTAGAACCTCAATGCCCTCGTTGTTGCAAACGAAGTAGGTCTCGATTCCAGTTTACTGAAGACTTTTTTCGTGCAAGCCGGTCCGAAGGTGACTTATCGTAATTTGCTAGAGCAACAGAGATTGTTAGCAAAATATGGTGGGATTTCGCCTGATGCTTCTGATGATTTTTACCCGTTGGACCGGAGGTACTACGTAGAAGAGACAATGGATGAAGTGAAGAAAGAGAGAGAAGCAGAAGCAAAACGCCAAGAAGCTGCGAACAGTGCTTTTCGAGGTTTTGCAGCGCGTATACGAAGGGGACGATAATGCCAGAATACGGACCCGAAATAACAGGCTCCTCGCCTTCGCTGGAGGCAGGGGCTTCTATTTTTAGGTTAGGATTTGAAGACGAAGCAACTTCGGCTTTTAATGCTGCTCAGCAGAATTTTGATTCAGCATCTAATGCTCTTGAGGATGCTGCAATGAGCGCTGGCAAAGTAGCAGATACGATGGAAGATTCCATGATGGATATGGTGTCTGCTGGTGGGTCTGCTTTTGGTCAGATTAGTGATTTGAGTGGCGTGGTTGATACATTCAATGCTGAATTGACTGCTTTAGATGCTGAGATTGCGTCTAATACTCAAATGCTAACTAAGCAGAGTGCAGCAGCGTTAGAAACTAAGTCGGCTATGGAGGGTATGTTGCCCACAACTGCTACACCAACACCTTTAGCGCCAGTTAGTGTTGGGGGTGAATTTGCTTCTTTAGCTTCCGCCGCTAAGATGATAGCAGAACAGCGTCCTGCTGTAGAAGATTTTGGGCAGTATGATGAAGTTGGTCGTGCTCTTGGAAAAGAAGTGGGTTCTGCTTTTTGGACTACTTTTTGGTCTGAGAAGTTGCAGTCACCACAGTTGATGGAAGCTTTGGGGACTGCATCTTATGATGATATAAAAGCATTGGTTCGCCAACTGAAGATAACGTTGGGTGATGAAGCACTGACTTATGAGTTTTGGTCTGCGTTAGCAAAGAGCAAACGAGGCCAACGAGAGTTTATTAATACTTTAGCAGCGGAGCATTTTCAGGACCCCAAATTAGCAGAGAGTTTCTATGAAACGTTGGGCAGCGATCGTGCTCGTAGTGCTTTTGTGCAAGATGTTGGGAAGGCATTAGCAGAAGGTACAATACCGTTGTGGAAGCGCCCTATGGGGGAGTTAATCGACGAGTCGGAAGCAATGGTGGGGAAAGCCACTAAGAAGTGGGTATCAGGAACACTAGGAGATTTCAAAGCAGGACTGCTTAAAGTTACAGCAGCTGCGTTGGGAGCATTTGCTCTGGGCAATTTGCTTTATAAGGCTTTTGCTTCTGTGATAGAGTTTTTAGAATGGACATTGGAACCCTTGTTTATTCCATTAGCCGATGCGGTGTCAGAAATTGTTACACCTCTGTCCAAATTGGTTACACCTTTATCAAGGGTTATTGGAGCTTTTGCGCAGGCGATCGTACCTCCGTTCGTTGCTTTAATAGAAGCGTTCCTGCCTGTGGGGTTAAAACTAGCAAGAGTTTTCACGTCTCTTGCTCAGATTTTAGCCCCCGTTTTTGAGTATATTGCAGAGGTGATAGAAGCATTAACCAAAAACGAAATTGTGGCAAATGGTTTAGCAGTAACCCTGGGCATAGCACTTATTCCTGCTTTGCTTGGTGCTGCTAAAGCAACAATAGCGTTTGGTATTGGAATGTTTAAGTGGGTAGTCACCGGTTTAAAATCCTATATTGGTTGGGGCAAGTCCGCTGTAGCTATGCTAACTGGACAGACAGTAGCTACGACAGCAAACACTACAGCAACTGCTGCCAATTCAGTAGCTTCCGTTGCAAATACTACAGCAATGACTGCACAAGCAACGTCTGCTAGTACGGCTGCTGCTGCGGTTACTGCAAATACAACTGCTGTAGGAGCAAATACAACAGTTACTACTGCATCCACTGTAGGTTTGTGGGCGAGGATAACAGCTTTGGGGGCAACTATTGCATCCATGACAGGGTTGACCGGGGGTTTTATTGCCAATACAGTAGCAATGGTGGTTAATAAGGGAGTATTAATCGCTGGAGCAATTGCATCTTATGCTGTTGCTGCTGCTCAAGGAATTTTAGCGTTTACGACTGGTATACTTACTGGGGCATTTGCTGCTTTGAATGCTGTATTGTTTGCCAATCCGTTGGTGTGGATATTGGGAATTATTGCGTTGGTTGTAGCAGCGGTATACTTTCTGGTTGATGCTATCTGGGGTTGGGATGTAGCGTTGGAAGCAATATGGGATGTTGGTAAGGTGGTGTTGGATGTGGTGCTATGGCCGATCAAGATGGCGTTGGAAGCTATCGGCAAGGCATTCAATTTTGTTAAGAAGCATAGTAAGTTTTTTATGCTAATTGGTTTGTTTCCTTTGATTGCCTACTTTAAAGTTTTGAGGAAAAGCATAGAGTGGGTGGTTGATGCTTTTGAGTACCTATGGAAAGGACTTAAGTGGGTTGGTGATAAGATTGGGAATACGCTTTCCTCGATGTTTGATCCTACTAAGTGGGTCGAATCCGTTACTAAAGGGTTAAATGATGTGAAGAAGACCGTGACCAATTGGATGCCAGGTTGGATGAAGCGAATGTTTGGCGTCCCCGACGACAATGAGAAAAAGAAGATTGTTGAGTCTGGCAGCACAACGGTTACGGATTTTGCATCTGGCTTAAAGAAGGCTACCAGCGTACTGTCAAAGATTGCCGGTGGAGCTTTCAGTGCTGTTTCTGATATGTTGCCCCATTCTGAACCTAAGAAGGGTCCTTTGAAAGGCTTAAAGAAGTCCGGTGCTCGCATTATGGAGAATTTGGCTACTGGTGTAGACAAAGGCAGTGGGCAATTTGAAGCGAAGGTGCAAGGATCGTTATCCGATATTCCGATTCCAAAGTTTGTAAAGTCATACTTTAAGCAACCTGATTATACTGCTCTTATTGCTGATCCTGTAGTGAGTGCTGTGGAACGTTTGAGTAAGGATGTTCGGTTTACATTGCTTGAACTAAGTAGACAAAAAACGGAATTGCGTCACGACGCCAGCGTTTTTGCTAGGTTCCAGATTTAGGAGGTGCGTGTTGTGGCTGTGCCAATGATACTTATCCAGGGAATTAAGACCATTAAGATTCCGTTGCACCTGGAGAATTTTGATGTGTCTTACACTAATAACTTTAGAGCTAATTCAGAGAAGCGGAAAGCTCACCCCGCCCGCTTTTTGTGGGAAAAGGGCGAGTTTTCGGACATGACTTTTAGTCTTAAGTTAGGGGTGCTTGAGGAAGGCCCCATCCAAAGTTCTCGCGATTTGCGTAATGTGATTGAAACGATGGCGATGATGGGATTTCCCCCCGAAGGGGAAAATGAAGTTAAGTCGATTCGTGTGCGTATTGGTACATGGTTTGGCTTGAAGGGATTGATGACTGGTTGGACGGTATCATGGGCAAAACCGTGGGATGCTCAAGGTAACCCACTGGTTGCTGATGTGCAGTTTACGATTACACCTACGTTTACAGCTAAACGACGACCGACTGCTTCTAAGTTCTCTTTTAGATTTTAGGGGGCATTATGCTTTTTAGACAGGTGGTTGAGCAGCCATACTTGGAAAATACGACTAGCGAAGAGAGTCGGTATGGCTTAACCAAGGTAACGATAGATCAATTAGTTGTGCCTGGCCGCAGGCGGTTTGGCATCTGGATTAAACCGGAATTAAAGTTAGAGAGTTATGGTAGGCATGTCGTCTCCCCAGGAGAAGTTGGTCGCATTGATTTGATCTCTTACGATGCTTATGGCACTGTAAACTATTGGTGGGCGATTGCTTTGGCCAATAATATCAAGAATCCATTGACTGATTTGGTGCCCGGTGATACCTTGATAATCCCAACAAGGGAAGACATTATGGAGGCTTTGGCAGAGCGCCAAACAAAACTTCAGGTATAACAAATGGCTCATGATGCAGGAACGTTTCATGTTGACCTGTTGGTCGGAGGCCGCTCATTACGGGTGGATGAAGATGGGATCATTGATTTTGTTTACTTCGAGCATATATATGGGTCAGCACAGTTTATACTCCATTGCGACAAGGCTAATTGGCAAGATTTCGATCAGGTGATCACTAATCCTGATACTGATATTCTTGTGCGATGGGGTTTTGCTGTCGGTGGTCAGCGTACCGATTCAGATTGGCGTCATGTAGACGCTTCCTTCTTACGCATTCGCTATTCTCCTACCAACGCAGAAATATTCCTTGAGGGATTAGATTTAGGACAGCAATTGAATGAGTCTTTTCGAGGTTCTAAATCCTATAAGGATATGAGCATTTCGGATATGGTATCTGATATTGCTAGTAATGTAGGGA